CTCGGCAGCGGCCGGCACGGCGGGCGTCTCGACCGTCGGCACCGTCACGACGGCCTTGGACGGGGCGGCGGGCTTCTCAGCCTTGACCGCCTTGGCCTTCACCACCTTGACAGGGGCAGGCGGCGCGGCGGCGACAACGGGGGCAGGGGCGGCAGACTCGGGGACGACGGTGGACTTCTTAGCAGGCATCTTGTTTGACTTAACGGAAGCAGAAGAAGAGGACATTTCTAACGCGCTGGTATACTCTTACCTCCGGCGGTCATGTAAACCGCTTCGCCAAGAAATTCTGGTGGAAGACGTTTTGTGTAGGTCAACAAACGCGTCTTAGCTCCAACATAGTACATTCGATAGGCCATAATCGGGTCGGCGTGGTGATACTCAACAGGCATGGCCAGTCGAGGCAGCGTCCACCCAATGTCCACCAGCCCAACCGGTGGATTCTCGAATAACCAGGTCAGGCGACGCTGAGTCACGTGGATCTTTCCGTATCGAAAGGTGTACTCAGCACAAAGCGCCAAGCCCAGTCGACACAGCCAGTTGTAGTTTTTTAACGACTCGCGAATCCATCGAGAGCAGGGGTGATTGGGATGGGTCTTCTTGTACGCATCATCCGGCAGTGGAGATTCAAGTACCCAGTGTACGGTGTAGAGCAGTTGTGCAGATTCGAGAATCATCTTCACGACGTGTTTGTCGCAGTGAAGGCGAGCCGCTTCCTCAGGATTAAGAGACAGGAAGAAGATGTTCATTCTTGCTCACTCCTCAGACAACCCTCCGGGATCCATTTTTCCTCCGACGAGTACCGCCCTTCCCTACTCTGCGAAGACGAGCGTTGTTGTGCAGCATATCTGCAAATCGCTTCTCTGTTTCGCGAGTGCGTCGAACAAGACCCTTGTGCTTTCCGTGAAACGCGCGTGAGAATGCTGTGAACGCCCGAAGGTCATCCTCACGAGCCTGTTGTATAGCTCGTATCTGCTTGGCGCGAAGAATCTTTCGCGGGTCACCGTCCATCGTTGCTTAACAGCGATATAATCGCGCATAATTCTAATGTACGCAAAAGCCCTTCTCGTTCTGATTGCAGTTGTAATTGTTTTCTATGTATTCACTCGCCCCCGTGAGAAAATGTGCGCCGCAACTGCTGAGCTAACGGCAAACTCAATACGAGCTGCATGCACTGCACAGCAGGGTGTATATGACGAAGCTACAAACACCTGCAGCTGCGCAGAGGGTACTGTTTAACAGCGGTACAAAGCCGACAGCAGCAGAAAGACCACATCATACGACCGCGAATCCGTTAACGCAATCGTGAGCATATTGATTGAGTTGATCAGACAGGCCGCGTTGGAGGTATATGCCGTAGAAACCCCTCGTGAACAGATCCCAAGTAGACGCCAGTTCGGCTTCGTCATCGCTCGGATATCGTCGACTAAAAATCGAAACGCCACTCTCATGTTTGTATGGGTAAGGTTGGCGAACTGCTCTGGATGCGTATCATCAAATCCGAAACTGCGAAATATATGGGCTAACACTGTCCATCTGCGAACGATATTCTCCCGCAAGTCACGAGATGGCGCGGGTACGGGTAATTTGTGTCGTCTCCGATACAGATGGAGTTTTCGCAGTCGAGCTAAATCACTGTGTGCAAACAGAACCTTCGTATACGGATTGGAGGGTGTGACCGAACGAATCGTCCACTCCCACACGGTCGCAAAATCGAACCACCATACCTTACCGGCCTCCTCGATACCAAAGTAGTCAAAGGGGTACTGACGATCCTTCGCTTCTGTGGTCACAAGGTCTTCATCGTTCACACAGCCAGCTCGCTTCAATACACCGGGTCCAGCTAAGACCAGTACCTTGCGCACGCACCACCCACGATAGAGTGCCTGTACCTTCGTGAAGCGAACAAGTCTATCTCGGTTCACATCAGCCCAGAGCCGCACAACCTTTGATTTCGCATGCCTGCCGCACACAGTGTACCCAAGTATCGCACGAGCCTTGCATTGATCTGTTGAGGTCTTGTTCTTCACAGACGCACACTGAGCCATTGCTTATCTTGTGTCGAGTCTTGAAAACTAGAAACCTGCGCGAAAAACGGATCCGACGACACCGAGGCCAGACAGTCTCACAACAATCAATATGGCCACCTCCGCAATCATCCCTTCTGAGAACCTGGACATCAACCGCGTCATGATCGGCGAGATTCGCCCGAACAAGGCTGGGGGTAAGACCGTTCCTATCAAGTACAATGGCCAGGCACTGCAGGTTCGTATCCCTCGTATCTACTACCCTGCCGGCATTGTCGTCCGCGAGGATGAGAAGTCCGGTCAGCGCAACTACAGTATGCTTGCATCCCTTAAGGGGTGTGACTCGTACGCGAAGGAGCGTGCTGAGCCGGCGAATGATGTCGGGCAGTTCTACAACTTCCTTCTCGATCTGACCGAGAAGATCGTTCAGCACTCGATCTCGAACAGCGGTAAGTGGTTCGGTAAGTCGAAGTCGGAGGCTGTGCTCCGCGAGACGATGAAGCCGATTCTCACGCCGAGTGTGGAGAAGCTGAATGGTGAGTGGGTACCGAATGGAAAGTACCCGCCTTCGCTCCGCATGAAGATCTCGATCTGGGATGGCCAGGTCGGGATGGACGCGGTGGATGCGAATGGCGCGACGATTGAGCTCTCGGAGGCCAATCTCGAGCAGGTGTTTGCGAAGCGTATCGAGGCTCGCATGGTTCTGACGCCGAGTATCTACGTGACGGGTACTGGCTTCGGTGTGACGTGGCGTGTCGTTCACGCGAAGGTGTTCCCGCCGTCGCGTGTCGGTGCGAAGGCTGCGTTCGCGGACATCAAGGAGCCCGATGAGCCGGTGGCGGATAAGGAGGAGAGTCTCGACCTTCCGGTGACGGAGGAGCTGGATGCTGAGGCTGAGGTCGAGGAGCCTAAGGCTCGGGCTGTGACTCCACCATCATCTCCTCCTCCGGCTGTGGCTCCGGCAAAGAAGCCTCGGAAGGCTCAGGCGGTGTCGTAAAGCCAAGCCGTGACCAAACAAGAGAGCCTTTAGGCGGGGTGTAAACAATCATTCGATCATCAATAAAAAACACCTTTTCCTTTTCGGGGAAGTCCAAAGCACATTCCGTTGCACACGCTGTCTTTTTCAATGACCGTCCGCAGTTCACGCACGACCATACCACGGGCATGTTTACAAGCATATCTGGAGTCACAATGCGCGTCGTTCCGCGCAGACACCGTTCTAAAAAGTCTGCGGGCTTGCTCCATTCCTCCGAGAGAAACTGATCATACACGTGCTCGGGAAGGCGAGACCACAACGAGTCACGCTCTTCCCAACCATCCTCTTGAATCAGTGTACCGAATGGCGTGTCTCGGTGCCACAGTACATTCACATCCGCAGGAGTTTCCTTGTTGTGCTCGGCCACACCGACGCGATCCAGCTCTTCAGGATCGTACAGCCAATAGACATTCGCATGAGTATAGTTCGGATCACGACCACCGCGAAAGACTTCACGACCCTCTACGGTCCAGAGATCAGAGACGATGTTCACGTCATGCTCAACAATGTCGAGGCTCACGGGGTATACAACAGAACGGTCGATCTTCGACTGCATCCTTAATCAAATGTAACCTTTACCGTCACGTCATGGATACGCACAGACTTCGTGGCCGAACGACTCAGCTCGTGACGCTTGCGACGCTCACCATCCTTCGGCTGAATCACCTGAGAGCAGGACTCCATATCCGCATGGATCTCATCGTAGTGGGTGTCCAGATAATCCAGTACCTCGTCCTGAATGGCCCACTCGAAGAAGTTCAGTTGCCCCACTGTGGTATCCAGCCCGCGGAACTGGATTCGCTTCCATCGACAGAACGGGTCAAACATCTTTTTGTTGTACGCCTTGAGATGCGACTTGTAGACCAGGTACACAATGACGTGACGGTTTCCCTTAGCCATGAAAGAGACATTGTACTTCTTTGAGTAATTGGTAACAAACCAATCCAATAGACGCAGGCTCAACCTTGACTTGCCGGACAGCACCTCCTCAATACGGCTAAAGTTCTCGGGATTCGCGTAGAACCCTTCAAGGCGGCGCAGAACCCATTGCTCCTTACTCTGAATGGTCTCCATACCGATTCTGTGTTCCAGCACTGAAAATGAGTTTTCGAGTGAGACGCATAAAGAAACGCATGGATGCAGTCGTGACTGAATGGCTGCGCGAACCACCCTATACCCGTGCAAAGAAGCGCCTGAAGCCGTTAATCATGCTTCTGACCGTACTTGGTAACGTCAGCTACACCAAAGCACGTCGAACAGTACTGACCGCATTTGAACGAGCCATGAAGGGAGAGCTTGGGCTGTTCTGGATGCGTGACCGTTGTGTACGCCGAACCATTCGCGTCTACGGTATGAACGATCAGCGCACCTCCGCATGGCACGCCAAACGAGGCGAGATGATTACCGCATCGGAGGTCGGACAGGTCTTCACTGGCGGAGAGACGCGCCGCAGCTTGATTGTTCGCAAGTTGTCGCCACCACCGGCACCCACCGGGTTCACATCAGCTCCTTTGATATGGGGAACTCGCTTCGAGTGTATTGCGAAGGAGATCTACGAGAAGGAGACAGGATGCACGATTACCGATGTTTCGTGCGTCCAACACCCCGTTTACCCGTTTCTCGGTGCATCTCCCGACGGTATCATCTTCCCGACCGATCCAAAGGACGTGCGTCGTCGTGGCCGATTGGTGGAGTTTAAGTGCCCGTTCTCGCGGGGAGAGTCGGAGGGTGTACCGGATGCCTACATGCACCAAATGCAGATGCAAATGGAGTGCACGGGGATCGATGAGTGTGAGTATGCAGAGTTTCGCTTCAAACAAGTGTTCTCTTCGGAGTGGGTGCGCTCAACGGTAACAAAAGGTGTCTTCGCTGTCTTCGACAACGATACCGTGAACTACAAGCCAGCGAATGCTGACTTCGCAGAGTGGCAGACCAAAGTCAACACTCTAGGTGAAGCGCAATTTCTTTACTGGATTCTCCTGTCGAAGAAGAAGGTATTTGTTCCGAAGGATCACGGCTGGATCACGCGTCATATCGGTGATCTCCAGGCCGCATGGGATGAGGTCGTACTTCATCGGACTGCGGGTACACTGCCGGCAGCTCCACCGCCGAAGACTCTACCTACACTGGACATTTGATCACGCCTGGAAAATAGTACCCTTCCGTTGGGACTGCGTTGTGAGGAAACCAGCGGTC